TAAGTAACCCATCAGCGCGAGGCAACAGGAGGTCGGTCCCTACGGGGACCGGCCTTCTTTTTTTATGCCCAAAAGAACAAAACCCCTACAGGCCGCGAAGACTGTAGAGGTTGTGTCCAGCACTCAAGCAGGTACTTATGTTTCCCTGCTCAGTACCTAAAAAATACCAGAGTTTGAATCATCATTCAAGTGGGTCTTCAGACGATGGCAGTTTGCACAGAGCGTCTGTAGGTTCGTAGGGTTGTTGTTCCAACGGTCACCGTCGATGTGGTCGACGTCAAGCTGACTGATGTGGACTGGCTTGAAGTCACAGTGCTCACAGTAATCTTTCTTATGGACTGTGTACGGATAGGCGTACTTGTTGATAGCCTTCTTGTAGACAGCCTTGCACTTGTATCGGCCTCCAAGGGAGGCAGCTTTAGAGTTTCTAAGTTTGACTTTAGTAGGTCCACAGACTGAGCAAACACCCGTCCGTAGGGTTTCATCAATCTCCGAAAGACTGTGCTTCATCACGATCCGGTGGACACGGAACGACTACTAGATTGCCACACGAGAAGCAGGTAGCATCGAGTGCGTACCAGACCAGCTCGTAATCCTCAAAGGACGCTGCGACGTTGAAGACCATAGACCCACACGTACACACGTGGAGCGGTCCTAACTGTCTTAAATCGGTCCCAAAAGGCTCAGGAAGGCCATAGAATGGGTCCTTACTGGACCTGAATTTCCGCAGGGTTGGTAGACGGAGCCGCATACTTCGGGCCTCCTGACTGTCGGCCCTCTAAGGGCCGCTACTGTTATTCGCCTACGGCTCATATTGTAGCCAGACACTGCCCAGTATGTGTCTTGCGACACGCCGATGACTGGTACGATATTCCTATGCCTAGAATCTACTCAGTCAAAATCTTCGGTCAGAGATACAAGATTGACTACAAGCACCACGATGAGGATAGTTACGGCCTCACTGATTCTCAAGTAAATCGAATCAGCTTGCGTCACAACTTACCTGAAGACAAGATGATTCACGTGCTGATGCACGAGGTAACGCACGCTGTTATCCACGAATCCTTACTTGCACAACGCAAGCGCTTTGATGTAGAAGAAGTCTGCGATCTAGTGGGATACCACATCGTAGATACTTTACAAGACAACCCGGCGTTACTAGAATGGGTATTCAAATGTAAGCCGATAGAAGTCAAGGAGGAGACAGAATGAAAGAACTAATTGCATACTGCGGTGTTGCATTCCTTATCGGGTTTGTTACCGCATACGGATTCGATGCCTGGTTACAGTGGATGGATGACCGCAAGTGGCGATAGATAAACCTGCAGTTTTAATTTGTTACTTTGCCTTTTTGTTTATAGTTGCAATCGCAACAATGCTTCGCGGAGAGCTTGAATTTATTCGCAAAGAGAAAGAATATTCTGCTAGAAGGGCTAAAAGAAATGGCCATTGAAGACCCAAAGGAACTACTGCTACACGTACTGCACGCACAAGATGCAAGTCGTGACCGCAGTTTACAAACAGAGGTAGGACCATCAGAGATTGGTGGATGTAAGCGCAAGGTCTGGTACAGACTGAACGCACAGCCACATACCAATGACAACCAATCTAAGTTGGCTGCCATTATGGGTACTGCTATTCACGCAGCTATCGAAGAGGCTATCGGCGCACTAGATCCTGAAGGTAAAGAATACTTGGTTGAAACTGAGGTTGCCTTCGGTGATATGAAAGCACACGTCGACTTATTCGTACCTAGTACTGGTGCTGTGATTGACTGGAAGACAAGCAAGATTAAGAACCTTTCATACTTCCCATCAAAGCAACAGCGTTGGCAGGTGCAGGTCTATGGCTACCTACTAGCCAAGAATGGCTATGACGTTAAGACAGTTAACCTTGTAGCAATAGCACGTGATGGTGCTGAGAAGGATGTCAAGGTACATACAGAACCTTATGATGAATCGATTGCACTAGAAGCATTTGAATGGCTTGCTAACGTCAAGGCATCAACCACCTTGCCGGAGCCAGAGAAGGATGCTAGTTTCTGCAAGGACTACTGCCAGTACTACGATGCAACAGAAGAGATGGGTTGCGGTGGTCTAAAGAAAGAACGTATCGTCCTTAGTGAAGTCGTGATTGAGGACGAAGAAGTTGACAAGCACGCACTGCACTACTTACAGTTAGATAGCAAGATTAAAGAGCTGGAAAAGGAACGAGATTCCTTGAAAGAATCTTTACTAGGTTCTACTGGTGTCACTAACAGTGGAGTAGAAATCAGTTGGACAACAGTCAAAGGTCGTGAGACAGTTGATGCAAAAGAAGTTGAGAAACTTCTAGGGTTTGTGCCAAAGATTATTGGTAACGAATCTGTAAGACTAAACATCAAATCAAGTGGAGGAAAGTAAATGGCTGCAAACGAAAACACAAAGTTCCAGATCAACTACAAGTTGTCTGACGGAACTCTTATCAACCTTTATGCTGCAGATGTAAAGGACCTAGAGACAGGTCTAGTTGACCTATCAATGGTGGCACAGTTGATTAAGTCAACAGCTGCTGACCTTGGTGGTAGCAACGCTACAGCTGCTGCAGTACAGAACATCCAGGCAGCATTCAACGCAACACCAGTAGCAGTAACCAGTACTGGTCAGGATGCAGCAACTGCAACCAAGATGTGTAAGCACGGCGTAATGTCATACAAGAGTGGTACCTCAGCGAAGGGTCCTTGGCAGGGCTATATGTGTCCATCGCCAAAGGGCGCACCAGATAAGTGCGAGACTATCTGGGTTCGTTAATGTATGCGCGAGCCAAGGTTCTACGAGAACCCTGCCTGCGCTGAAGTAGGAGGTGACTTTTGGTTTCCGGAAAAAGCCGACGGGTCAATGAATACTGTAGAGATGGTGATGGCAAAGTCTATTTGCCATACCTGTCCACACAAAGCTGAATGTGCAGAGTGGGGAATCAATAAAGAAGTACACGGAATCTGGGGTGGTTTAGCCCCACGAGAACGTGAATACATTAGACGAGACAATAAAATAAAACTGAGGGAGGAAGACGTTGCTTGATCTACAACGTGCGTGGGGAACTGTCCTCACCAAAGCAACGCCTCTTCCTGATGTATGGACTGCACTAGCAGAGAAGCAGATCAAGTTCCGTAGGGGACAGGTCTGTATGGTTGCAGCAGCACCTAACGCTGGTAAGTCTATGTTCGCACTTATCTATGCAGTAAAGGCACAAGTACCTACGCTGTTCTTCTCAGCAGATACTGATACCACTACTGTGATGATGAGAGCAGCAGCCCACGCAAGTGGGCATAACCAAGTAAATGTTGAGCAGAATCTATCTTCTGACAACCACTACTACGATAAGCACTTCGATAAGTTAAAACATATCAAGTGGGTATTTGACTCTAGTCCGTCACTCGATGATATCGAGTTGGAGATTAAGGCATACGTAGAGTTGTACGGCCAAGCCCCTGAGTTGATCATCATAGATAACCTTATGAATGTAGCTGCAGAGACAGACAACGAATGGGCTGGGCTTCGTGCAATTATGATGGAGCTTCACGATATGGCACGTAAGACTGAGGCCTGCGTACTGGTACTGCACCACGTCAGTGAGCAGTCAGAGTATGGCAGTTCAACAGAACCATCAGCACGTCGTGCTATCCACGGTAAGGTCAGTCAGTTACCTGCCTTGATACTTACACTAGGCTACAACCCAGGAACTGCTGAGTTGAAGGTGGCTGCAGTGAAGAACCGCTTTGGTCCACACGCAGCTGATGGCAAGGACTATGCGATACTGCTAGTGAACTATGGTGCCTGTCAGATATCAGATAAGAATGCTTACGGGGCAATGTTCGCACACGATGCAAGACACGGATACACTGGTAACTACATACCAGAAGATGAGTACGGAAATGAGATAGCGGTCTAATGGCTAACACAGAGATTCAGTATCTAAAGAATGAAATCAAACAACTCAAGGCTGATATGGCTAACTTGATTATGGCCTTGATTGAACTGAAAGTATTTAAGATTACGACAGATGAGAATGGGAACCCTGTCTACGATACTGGTAAGAATGAGTAGTCCGAAGTACAACAAGGCTAAGGGTGCAGCCTTCGAGATCGATGTAATGAAATGGTTTCGAGGACTGGGTGTATTAGCTGAGCGCTTACGTCTAGCGGGTAAAGATGACGAAGGTGATTTAGTATGTGTAGTCGCGGGAAAGACATACATACTAGAACTCAAGAAC